CATTGCCTTTGCTGGCTATGCACTGGGTAACATTGGCTTATACATGGAGGCTTTGAAATGAATCGCTTTGATTTAGAGAAAGAAATAATGCAAGCATGGATGACGTGCGAAGATATCAATCTCATACTGTGGCGATTGATGGACTGCACTGAGGAACCATCTGAAGATGAACTTTCTAATTTGTTAATTGGATTGAGCAGCTTGCATGAATCAAGAATGCAAAAGGTTTGGGAATGTTTCACACAAATTATTAAACGCAATGGCTTTCATCAAGATACATCAACCCTGCTCTGACTGCGGAAGCAGCGATGGCTTATCAATCAACCAAGACTTTTCAACAAAGTGTTTTGTCTGCGACACTTTTACACAACCAACCCTAGAGATAGAGGAGAAATATACAGTGATTGATGTAGACAATGAGGTGAAAGACTCTTCCTTTTTAAAACACTACAGAGCAGGTACTGTCTGTGCTGTTACTGAGAGGCGTATTAGTACAGCAACGATGGACAAGTATGCTGTTGTTCTAGAGAAGGACAACTGGTACTTCCCATACTACGATAAGGACAACCAACTTGTTGCAGCCAAGGTACGTAGCACTAAGGATAAGACCTTTGCCACTGCTGGCGTATGGAGTAAGGGTACATTGTTTGGACAAAACTTATACCCAAGTGGTGGTAAATATTTAACCATCACCGAAGGTGAGTTTGATGCATTGGCTGCATTCCAAATGATGGGCAGTAAGTATCCTGTTGTATCCATCCGCAATGGTGCATCCTCTTCATTGAAAGATTGCAAGACACACTACGAATACATCAACAGCTTTGACAACATCGTGCTGTGTATGGATGGTGATGCACCGGGGCAGAAGGCATCGAAAGAAATTGCTGAACTCTTTGGTAGCAAGTGCAAGATATTTAAACCGTTGCCTGAGTTCAAAGATGCATGTGATTGGTTAGCTGATAAAAAAGAATCACAGTTTTTAGAACGCTGGTGGAGAGCAGAATCTTTTGTACCCGATGGCATTGTCTCTGGTGCTAGCCTATGGGCAACAGTGTCAGAGCCTATGGCTCCAGCAGATTGCAGCTATCCTTGGCATGGATTGAATGAGCTTACCTATGGTATGCGCTTAGGTGAGTTGGTTACAGTGACAGCAGGTAGTGGACTAGGTAAGAGTCAAGTGTTGCGTGAGATGGTGTGGCACTTGTTACAGAAGACCAATGACAACATTGGCTTGCTCTTCTTAGAAGAGAGTGTTAAGAAAACTGCACTGTCCATGATGAGCTTAGCTGCCAATGCACCATTGCACCTGCCTGATACGGTGGTGTCTGATGTACAAAGGCGTGATGCTTTCGACAGCACACTTGGCACTGGTCGTTTGTATTTGCTTGATCACTTTGGCAGCACCTCTGTTGAGAACATCATCAACCGTGTACGCTACATGGCTAAGGCTGTCAATTGCAAATACATATTTGTAGATCATATCTCTATCATTGTGTCTGCACAAGAGAACGGTGATGAGCGTAAAGCTATAGATGAAATTATGACTAAGCTTCGTATGCTTGTACAAGAAACAAACATTGGTTTAGTTGTTGTGTCACACCTCAAGCGTCCGTCTGACAAGGGACATGAAGAAGGTGCAGTGACTTCATTGGCTCAGCTACGTGGCTCTGGTTCTATTGCACAGCTTAGCGACATGGTGATTGGACTAGAGCGTAACGGTCAAGCTGATGACATGATCATTCGTAACACAACCAAGGTGCGTGTGTTGAAGAACAGATTCTCTGGCATCACCGGACCAGCAGGTAACCTACTGTACAATAAAGAGACAGGCAGGATGTTTGAAATTGAAGACCAACCAGAAGGAGAACTTTTATGAATGACTACAATAACATAGTAAATTTCTACAGCAAAAGACTTTATCAATATATATCTTTAAGTCTTGCACAAGATTTTTTCAAAGAAAAAGATGAGCATAAAATGTATGAACACTTGCTTGAAGCAACGATGGCTATGTATGAAGCAAAAGATATGTTCGATAGCTTTGATGATAAAGATATTTATATCTTATGTGACAATCGTAATCCATTTATTATTATTGAACTAAAAGACTATGAACAATAAAGGAACCACACAACGTCCACGATCTATAGCCGATGAGGAATGGGCTAATAGATGGAATGCCATCTTCGGTAGGGACAGCATAGACCAGTACAAAATGTCGGTAGATGTTGATAAAGACAAACAAAATCACAAGGACAATGAAGATGGATTGGGTCTACGATCTGGAGACATATCCTAATTGCTTTACTTGCACCATCATTAACACTGATGGTGAAGAAGCACAAACCTTTGAATGCTCAACACGCAAGAATGAAATAGCTGAGCTATTCACTTTCCTAGACAAGTGCAAGAAGAACAAGAGCTACATGATTGGCTTTAACAATCTTGGCTTTGACTACCCCATACTGCATGACCTGCTATTTGTACGTGAGAAGGCTTTGTCTGTATCAGGTAAGGCAGTGGCACTGAGGGCATACAAGAAAGCACAGGCACTGATTGAAAGTCAGAACAGGTTTGACAATGTTGTCTATGACAGAGAGCAGCATGTCAAACAAATTGATCTGTATAAGATACATCACTTCGATAACAAGGCTAGGTCTACGTCATTGAAGATGATTGAATTTAACATGCGCTCTGACACCATTGAAGACCTACCATTCCATGTTGGCACAATGCTTGAAGACAATCAGATGGATGCGCTTATTAAATACAACATGCATGATGTTGTCAAAACCCTAGACTTCTACAACGCATCACTTGATCTAGTTAAATTCCGTAAGGAATTGACAGCTAAGTACAAGCGCAACTTCCTCAACCACAACGATACCAAAATTGGTAAAGACTATTTCATCATGCAGCTTGAGGCAACCATGCCTAACAGTTGCTACAAGATGGACAGCCGTGGTAAGCGTAAGATAAACCAGACTAAGCGTGATGTTATAAACATCAACGATTGTTTGTTCAATTACTATGACTTCCAATCTCCTGCATTCCAAGCTGTGCATGCTTGGTTCAAACAACAAAGCATCACTGAAACCAAGGGTGTATTCAGCGCCATTGCTGAGCACAACTTAGGCGATGTTGCTAAGCATGCAGAGATGAATACCATGCGTAAGAAGTTTGTAGGGGAACCAACACCTGAAGCAATTGCTGCATTCAAAGAAGAGTATCCACTAGGATGGGTGGATAAGATGGAGCTTAAGGCTAAGAAGAAAGGCGAAGCACAGTACAGCTATTGGATGTGCTGGAACGAAGCTGATACATTGAATGTAAAGGTTGATGGCTTTCGCTTTGACTTTGGTACAGGTGGTATTCATGGATCGCTTGAGTCTCAGGTGGTTACAGAGGACGATGAATACATCATCATTGATGCTGATGTGTCATCCATGTACCCAAACATTGCCATTGCCAACCGTGTATTCCCTGAGCATTTGTCTGACAAGTTCTGTGACATCTACGAGGACGTATACCAGCAGCGTAAAAGCTACCCCAAGGGAAGCGCAGAGAACGCCATGCTGAAGCTTGCATTGAATGGGGTATATGGGGATAGCAACAATAAGTTTAGCCCCTTCTATGACCCCAAATACACCATGTCAATCACGATTAATGGGCAGCTTAGCCTGTGCCTTTTAGCTGAGAAGCTAATGGCTATTGATGGGCTGCAGATTATTCAGATTAATACGGATGGTGTGACAGTGAGGATGAGTCACCGGAAGGTTACACTTTATGAAACCATCTGTGCAGAATGGCAGAAGCAGGTAGGTCTTGAGCTAGAGTATGCACACTACAAGAAGATGATTATACGTGACGTAAATAATTACATTGCACTGTATACGGATGGTAAAGTTAAACGTAAAGGTGTATACCAATACGAAGGACTAGGCTGGCATCAAGACCAAGGCGGTTTGGTAATACCTAAAGCTGCTGAAGCTTTTATGTTACATGAAACAGACATTGCTAAGTTCATTAGAAACCATAGTGATGGCTATGATTTCTTAATGCGTACTAAAGTACCACGTAGTAGTAAGCTGGTGATGGTGATGGCTGATGGCACTGAGGTGGTGCAGCAAAACATCTGTCGTTATTATGCTTGCAATGCTGGTGCTGAGCTTGTTAAAATCATGCCTCCTGTGGAGGAAGATAAAGAAGATAGAAGAATATCTATTGGATCTGATTGGAAGATGTGGGTTTGTAATGACATCAAAGACTTTAACAGGCGTGATGTAGATTATAATTTCTACGTATCTGAAGCTAACAAACTTATTGTTTGTTAACATAGACAATGTTACAATGCAATTGTAATGTTACATAGGAAGTTTCCCCCTATTGAATTGGGAAACATTTGACTTAAAGGAAACTCAAATGAGTGACGAAAAAACTGTAATCAAAATTAAATGCGACATCTATTGGGCGCAACACAACAAGGTGAATGATATGTCTGGTAAGTACCAGCTTAATCTTTGCAACCTGTCAGAGGCTGCTTGTGCTGCTCTCGAAGAGATGGGTATCACTGTTCAAATTGGTGATGATAAGAAGGCTGAGATGGGTAGATACATTACCTGCAAGTCTGAGAAGCCAATCAGAGTGTATGACACTGATGGTGATGAGATCAATGAGAACATTGGTAATGGCAGCAAGGGTAAGGCGATGGTTGGTTCATACTCTTGGACATACAAGAACAAGAAAGGCGTTAGCCCTTCATTGAAGAAGCTGGTTGTAACCGACTTGGTTGAGTACAACGCAGCAGGTGGTGGCTTATCTGCTGATGATGAGGACGTTCTGTAATGACTACAGTTACGTTGTCATTGTCTGTTGAAGCTGTCAACATTGTTCTTATGGGGCTAAGCAAGTTGCCCTATGAGATGTCTGCACAGCACATCAACACAATTCAACAGCAAGCATTACAGCAGATTAAACCTGCTGAAGATAAAGCTGATTGATGATTGCCTTAGTCGATAGCGATATCATTGCTTATCGAATCGCCTTCGCATGCAAGGATGAAAACATCAACACTGCCAAGCATTCGCTTGATAGTTATGTTGTTGACATCCTTGTACGTGGAGTTGATAACACATTTCCGTCTTGCTATGTTGACGATTGGAAATTCTACCTCACAGGTAAGAACAACTTTCGCATCGACATAGCTAAGACAGCAGTGTATAAAGGCAACAGAGTGGCTCCAAAGCCTGAGCATCTTGCTGCATTACGTCAGCATCTTGTGAAGCACTGGGGAGCCACCGTTGTTGAGGGACAAGAAGCAGATGATGCCATTGCCATCCATGCTACATTGCTTGCATGCGAGAACAACATTGTTGTTTCCCTCGACAAAGACCTAGATCAAATACCCGGATGGCATTACAACTTTGTAAAGAACATTGGCTATCACATCACACCCCAAGAAGCAACCTATAAATTTTATCATCAGATATTAACTGGTGATGCTGCCGATAACATCATTGGTTTATTTAAGGTTGGTCCTGTTAAAGCTAACAAGATATTGCAAGAGTGTGAAGATGAACTTGCTCTTTACAAAGCATGTGTAGATGCATATGATGGTGATGAAGAGAGGGTGCTTGAGAATGCACAACTCTTATGGCTTCGTAGATACGAAGGACAAACATGGGAACCACCAAAGGAATTAATTAATGGAAGATAAACAACTTAAACCAAACGATGTTGCTGTAATCCTACGTCCAACGTTTGAGAATGGTGAATGGACTCAAGAGTTTGAAGTGTTAGTGTCTGGCTTTGGTCCAATCGCTATGAAGAAAGAAGATATGGATCAGATGATTGGTATGGGTGTATTGCTTGCCTCTGTCATCCCATTGATGGACACCGATGAAGAGTTTAGTAAGATGGTTACAGACCATTGCCATAAATTCTATGGTGATCTTGGTGAGTTTGAATATAACCCAGAGCATGATAGCTTCAATGACAAATTCACTTTGTCTGCTGATACTAAAACTCATGGGGGAATACAATGAAACCTAGAGTTTGTACCACTTGTTTCTATGGTGATCTTGAAACCAGCAACAAGCCATGCATTGCATGCAGCGGCTTTAGTAAATGGGTTC